TCCCCTTCGTCCAGCCAATAGGCCGTCGCCCCGCCGGTCTGGCGCGGAATATCGACATTGCCGCGCAGGCCGGGCAGGAATACCGCCCCCAGCTGCAACGTAACCGCACGGTTGCGCAGCAGTTCGATGAACGATCCCGCCAGATGGTCGGTCGCCACCAGTTCCGCCCCCGCCGTGGCGGTGCCGACATTCAGTTCGCGAATATGGCGGATTTCTTCCGGCGTGCGCTGCGCGGTCAGCAGGTCATAGGGAACGAAGAACCCATTGGGGTCGCGACCCAATTCCTTCTGAATGGCGATATTCGCTTCGCGTTCCAGACCGGCTTCGGACCAGTCCTTGTTGATGAAGGCGCGCACCGCCCGCACCAGCGAATACTTGCGGACATCCTTGGCGTCCATGCCAAGTTCGGTGACCGGCCGCTCAACCGCCTTGGCGCCCTGCTTTTTCAGGATAAGGTCCTTGAACGTGTCGACCGTGCCGCCTTCGGCAATGTGCTTCTGGGCTTCGTCGTTCATTTTGAACTGCGCGCCCAGCGCCAGAATTTCAGTGACGCGACCGACGACCGCCTTTTCGGCATTTGCGCGGATCGCGTTTTCATCGACCGCCGGCGTGACAACCGGGGCGACGGCAGGGGTTTCAGGGGGCATAGCTTTTTCCTCGCTTTGCTTGGTTTCGATAATGACGGCGGCACCATCGCCGTCGCCCGCTTCGCGACCGATACCGACCGTGGTATCCGCCGGAACACTTACGATTGACACTTCCAAGGGTTGCCAATCCGTGACGCGGTAGGTGTTCCCTTCGTCGGATTCCTCTTCCAACCGCATTTTCCGAATCTCGTACCCGACCGAGATATTGGACCGGATACCGTCGCGGACATCCGACAGGATTTCGTCCGCCCGCGCGCTCTTGCCGAAGCGGACAGTTGCCTGTCCCTTTCCGTCCTTGATGCTGACCGCCTCAATGACGCCGATCTGGTCGCGCGTGTTGTGGTCCATCAGCAGCGGCGCCGATCCGGCCTTGAACCAGTCCAGGTCGATTTCGCCGGAACCGTGCCCAAGGACCTCGACCCCCCACCAACGGCGGTATGGTTCTTCGCTGCTGAACGACAGTTCCAGCGTCCGGGACTCTTCCGCGCTGTCGCCGGCTTCCGCGCGACCGATGATTTGCGCCGTGCGGTATTGGGTCCGCAATTTCATCATGGGGGCGTTACCGTCAGGCATCGTCCTGTTCCTCTTTCGGTTTGTCGGTTGGTTCTTCCTTCGCCGGAACCGGGGCCCGATAAGGGACGCCCATTTCTTCCGCCATGGCCTGTTCGGCCGCCAGTTCTTCGGTGACTTCGCGAAGATCCCGTCCCAGCGATGCAGCGACCCGAAGGCGGCTGTTGATCCCCAAGGCTATTTCTTCCGCATAGCCGCGGATTTCCTTCTGGGGGTCTATCCAGGTCCAGCCGCGCGGGTGGAATTGCGGGCGCCGGAATTCGGAAACACGGGAAAACGGCATGTTGATTTTCCGCGACAGGACGGCTTGTTCCAGCCACCCCCGGACGATCCGGCAATGGACGCGGCTGATAACGAAGGTTTGCAGAACCTTCCATTGGTCCCGTTCGTCCACCATGCCGCTGCGCTGGGTCGAATAGTTGACGCCCTCTTTGTCATTGGCCCAGGCGTTGTAATCAACGCCCAGACCGGTTGCCGCGCCGCGCAGCATGCCCTTGACGAAGGGGGCAAGATCGCCTGTCGGAAAAGCCGGGTTGAATTCCTTGAATTCGTATCCGTGCGGGATGATTCCGAACTTTCCGGGCTCGGCGTCTTCGATGAATTCATCGTCCTTGTCGGGGGACTCTTCCCCGTCGAAGTCGCCGACCAGCTCGTCGCGCGCCTGATAAAACCCCATCTTCGCCGCGCCGACCCTGGCATTGACCAAAGCCGCGTCTTCGAAGTTCCCCAGCATGTTCAGCCGCCGGGCCGCCGTATGCGCCCAAGGCACGCCCCGCGTTTGCCAGACGTCGTCCGCAAGAAACAAATGGATGATTTCATCCGCCGGCACGCGGACCCGGTCGCCGCCCGGAAGGTAGGCAATCAAAATCGGGTCCTTGGGGGTTTGCCGAAAATGGTAGGCAACCGGGCGCAACCACTTGTCACGCTCGACACCCATGCGAACCGTATTCCCGTTTCGCAGCGTATCGTTATAGGTTTCGTCCAGAAGATCGGCGGGCAGGACCTGCAGCGCATAGCCGAAGCCGTTCTGGAAGCCGCGTATTTCCCGGATGATGAATTCGCCGTCCCGCCCCATGACGCGGGCCGCCAACCCTTCGACGTCCCGGAACGAATGCATGCCGCAGACGGTCGCGACGCCGACTTCGCACCAATCCTTGAAGGCCGCGCGCACCTCTTCATTCAACGGGTCAATGGACCCGTCGGCGCGCTTCACCCGCCAGCGGACGCCGACGCCGTCGGCGCCGATAATGTTTCGTTCTATGGTACGAAGGAACCCCTTCATATAGTCGGAGTCCATGGCCAACTTGCGGGACCGCGTCCGAAGCGCCCGAAGATCCCGCCGGATACTTTCATCCAGCATGACCCCGGTCACCGGCCAATCCGCCGTCAAGCGCCCGGTCGCCGCCGACGCGAAGTTCCGCCGCATGCGGGGTTCAACGCGGCGCGGCGCCGCTTCCGGCTTGCGCTTAAGGAAATCGAACATGCATCACCCCACGAAGCGAACGGCGACATGCCGTTTGCGTTTTCCGGTTTCGCGTTGAACTTCGATCCGGTAGCGGTCCCGAAGTTTCAGAAGGTCGGCGATAGGCGTGCGGTCCAGCCGCCGCCCCTCGATCGTGTAGGAGTCCTGATCCTTACTGGACCGCCGTTCCAATACCGCTTCGATATTGTCCAGGCATCGTTTCGCATGGGTCCGCGTGTCGTGCGCTTCCATGGCATCGAAGTTCGGCGAAACCTGAACGACGCCGCTTCCGATCAGATGCCTATCGCCGTCCTTGGCAACATGGGCTTGCCATGCATAGTCGTCCGGATCGTATCCCGCCGTGTCCGCCGCCGGCACGTTCACCAGATAGCCGTCCGCATCGATCGTCGCGGCTATCTGAATCTTCCCTACCGACGATAGAAGCCTATAGGTCAAGGACCAGCCGTCGGCGGCATACGCGACCAGGTCGTCGCGCCTCCATGCCCAGGTATCGCCGGCAACCAGCGTTTCCGGTTCCTTTGTCGGAGTTTCCATCATGTGCCGTTCATCCATCCGGACCGGCGCCGCTTGCGGGCCGCCGCGGGCTTCGGTTTGGGTTTCGGTTTCTGGGGCGCGGAAGCGGAACCGCCGCCCTCGTTTCGGGGGGCGGCGGTTTGTGCTTCGGTCCAGTCTTCAAGGTCCAGTTGGCCGGTTTCCGGGGGCTTGTCCCGCACCGCTTCAATCTGGTCCCAGGCGGAATCAGGCATCCGCCGGACGCCGTATTTGATCGCCGCGGCTTCCGCTTGGTTCATCGTGTCCAAGGCTTCGTTCCGCTGCGCCGGGTCCTTTTCCCATTTGTAGGTGACGAACCCTTCCTTGCTGCGCTTCGGGATACGCCGTTCTGCCGTCAGTTCCTGGAAGTACTCGTCTTCCATATCCCGTGGCAGACCGACGAAGCCGCGTTCCATCGGATCGGTCTTCGCAAGGTTGCGGTAAAGCGCCATCTTCAAGACGCTCGCCGCGAAGTTATAGAAACGCTTTGACCATTTCAGCAGCACGCCAAGCCGGTTCCGTTCCTTTTTCACCCGTTCCAGCAGCGGCGCGGAATCGTCGCCGCGTCCGCGAACCATCATGACCTTCTGCGCGGAATGCTTTTTCGCCCAGTCCCAGACGTCTTCCGTCCAGGCGTTCCCGTCTATCGCCAGATTGTCCACGCCGATTTCATTTCCGGCCGCGTTCCGCCATGTCTGGCGGGCAAGGTCGTTCAAGCCGGCTTGGCAGGTCGGTTCCGATATGTGCCCGTCAATCATGCCGTAATCGATGACATACCGGCGGCGGTCGCGGCCCCAGGCGACGACCTGGAATTTTATATGGTCCTTCTGGCAGTCCACCCCGACGGTCAGCACCAGCCCGCCGGCGGGGATACGTCCGCGCGGGTGCCCGAATTCCGCAGCACGGTCGCGCAACTCTTCCCAGGGCGGGCTTTCGCTTTCCGCACGATAGGCAAGCCCCACCGTATCGTTCAGGAAGACCCGTTCCGATTCGGGGTCGCCCTTCGCTTTCAGCCATTCTTCCGCGATACGGCCCCAGCTTTGCAGCGGACCGTATGCGGACCAAAGATAGAAACTCCGATGCCGGTTCCGGGCCTTCGGGTTCCGCGCGACCCAACGGCCCTTCCGGACCATTTCGGCGCGGTGATGTTCCTCTATCAGGCATCCGCATTCGGGATTGATGCAGACGAAATGCGCGTCTTCCGGCCGCTCTTCGTCCAGGTGCGACAGCATGTTTTCCCATTCCAGCGACTGCATTTGCTGGCAATGGGGGCAAGGGACCTCGAATACTTCCTGGGTCCCGTCGTCAAAGTTCTTTGTGATCCGGCACCCCGGCATGACAAGCGGGGTACTCGCCTTGAAAATCTTGGCGAACTCGAAACCGCGCGACCGGCTGTTCGCCTGGGTTTCGGGGTCGCCCGCCGAATTCATCACCCATTTTGCAAGGTCATCCTGGACCTGCCGGCGCATGGACACTTGCGACAGGCTGGACGGGCTGTTCGCCCCGGATATCAGGATCGCGCCGCGACCGTCGACCCGTTCCTTGTACATCACGGAATCGGTCGACTCCCGCGACCGTTCCGGAAAGACCCGCGCAAGCGCCGTCGTGCTTCGCAGCATCGGCGCCAGCTTCATTTTCGACCAGCGCCGCCCGTTGTCTTCCGTCGGATGGATGAACAGGAAGTCGCCAGGGTCCATGTCCATGGAACCCAGCAGGAAGATATTCGCCAGCACCGTTCCGCCCAGCTGGGCGGATTTCACGAAGGACACTTCGCGGCAGGGGTCGTCCGGCCCAAGGGCGTTCAGAATTTCCGTGAAGAACGGAAACAGGTCCGCATTGTAGGGACCGGGGAACGGGCTTTCACGGTCGGAAAAGGTTATGTTCTCGCCGGCCCATTTGGCGTAATCGATCGGCGGCGGCGGGCGCAGGACGTCCGCCAAAGCCTCTTCGCTGATGCGGTCCGCGCGGGATACGATTATCCCGCTCAATTCATCACCCCCGGCTCTACGCCGTCGACCTCGTCTTCCGCGTATTGTTCCATCTGCGCGGACCGCGCCGCGGCTTCCTGGCTGGCCTTGTCGCGGATCGC